AACGACCTTGCAAGTTAGCACCAGTGTCAAACAAGCCAGAGCCAAATGCAATGCGCCTTCTAGCTTCTTCATCTGCTTGAGCCGCAAGAACCAAATCTTGTTGAGCTAAAGCGTTGTAATAACCTGCATACTCAGGACTTGTAGCCATCAGGTTACCGCCTTGAGCAGTAGCCGCACCACCACGACCTTGTTGGAACAATCTGTTTTGCAACTCAGCCAATTGATTTTGTCGGCTAGGAGTAATCAATGCTTGCTGTTTAGCGATGTAGTCAGCAGCGGCTTGGTCAGGAGACTTAGCAAGGTATCCTTGACCTAAATTGAACAGACTCTGTGCCGCACCAGTCAAAGGCTGATAAGCGGCTCTTGCACCTTCAATGTCGGTCATTCCTTGACCAGCCAATGTAGACAAACGATCTTGGTAGCCACGAATCTCTTGGCTAGGTGCATAACCCGCACCAATCACATTGCCTTCAGCATCAGTGGTGAAAGCAGATGAGCCAAATCGAGTAGTCACGCCAACAGGACGGAACTTAGCGGCATCAGCGGCAATACGAGCAGCTTCAATTTGAGCATCAGCGGCAGTTTGTGAGGCTTGTCTTTGCTGTTCAGCAGTCTTACTAGCGCCATATCCGCTAATCAATGCTTGTACACCAGCAGAACCAAGACTTGAAACAGTGCTTGGGCTTAATCCTGTGAAACTGGCTACTTTGTCAACAACACTACCCAATAAGCCTTTTGAGGCAACTTCACCACTTAACTCTGCGGCTTGGGCTGGACTAAATGCAACTGGAGCAGTGCCGCCTGGAACAGAAGTACCAGCAGGGATGATTCCTGAATCACCACCACCAAATAAACCAGTATCAGTAACACGCTCTAACAAACTTTTATCAAATGCAGTTGGAGATACAGCCGCTACAGTGCCGCCAGTTATGCCTCCAATAGCCGCATTCTTTAGTATGTCTGCGGGTTTATCGCCAGAAATTGCACTAGCTGTACCGCTTAGAACCGCAGAACCAGCCGCCGCAGTAAGAACAGCACTTGTACCAGCGGGAACAAGAGCAGAACCAATCATAGGAATGAGTGGCGGGTAAAGAATAGCCGCTACTGTTGCTATGGGCTTAATGTTCTTTTTTACCCATTTACCAAGTTTCTTTAGTCCCATATCAAACTCCTAACTCGCCAGAGGTCATCATTTCTTTGACAATTTCTCTTGTGGTAATAAACAACCCAATAAGTTGATAGTCAATCTCACCAGATAAATCTGCTTCTTCAGCCAAATCGTTATCAATAACAGCTTGCAAGAACTGAGGATACAAAGACTTGTCTTTTAAGACTGCTTCAGCCATGTCACCAAGTTTCATCAACATATTAGGGTCAAGACCCTCCTCTTTGATTGACTCAATCAGGTCACGTTTTGCTTGTTCAGCTTCTGGTGTTGTTGCCATTCTTGTTCTCCTTAAATAGTGCCGTTAGCAACCACGTTGCCCAACACAGTCAAATTACCACTAGCATCAATCTTTGCAACAGCAGTAGATGAGTTGTAGATGTACAAGACGTTAGATGTCTCTACAAACGAGAAGTTCGTAAAAGTACCATCAGCCTTGGTTGCAATCGCAGTCTGAATGTTGCTAAATTCAGTGTCGATCTCAGTACCTTTGACAACCTTACCCGCATTGCCAGAAGCCAAGGCATCTTTAGCGGCGAAATTCGTGGTTTTTGTGTAATTACTCACTGTATCTCCTTAAACCGTTTTGCCATCTTTGGCTTGAATCTCAATCTTTTGAATGCTGATTGGCGAACCATTGATCTGCACTTCATATCCAGTCTGCACAACATTACCAAACCCTGATGCTGGTGCAGTCAACGTACTCAACTGAATGCCAGCAGAGTAGTAAGCAACAGGAACACCGTTAGCACCATACTCTGCCGTTCCATACTCAGCAACAGTAGTAACAGGAATGTCCAATGTTGCAGAATAGTACTGACCAGAGAAGTCGTAACTCCACTTGATGATGAAACCTTGATTAGAGCCACCAATGACAACTACTGAAATACGCTTGACAACAGAAGTAACCTCTGTCTCATTCAGATTAGAGTAGTTAGTGAAGTACTGCATACGATAGGTAGTAGCATGGTCAAGATAAGTACCATACTTACCAACATAACCATTCTTGCCAATCAGCAAGTCACCATTACGTTTAGAGTACAAAGAAGTAGGCTCAATAGTGTCCCAAGTCGTTACCCTTGATGAACCATCTTGAAGTTGTGCTTTTGTATCAAACACATACGTCATCTTGGTAACAGGCAGATTCAACAGATAGAAACCGTTAGATTCTGAGTAACAGCCTTTGATGTTTGCCAAGACTTCAGAGCCAACATTGGTCATCAAGTCATTACGCACATTCTTAGACAAGTCTCGCAAAGGTGCAGACTTCTCTTGAATAGTACGCAACAAACTACGCACACCACTGTTTGACAAGAAGATGATGTCAGTGCCAGTCGTGGCAATAGAGTCTCTAGACAAGCAACCAATCTCTGCGATGGTGTCGCTCAATGACATGGTAGATGGTGTTGTTGCGCCCTGATAAACCAAGATTTGACGCTTGCCAAACACAAAGAAGAAATTGTTGTGAGCAGCCAAGCCCATGATCTGGTCTGCCCCATTAGGCCAAACTCTAGATACATCTAACGTGCCTGAAGTGCCACCAGTCCACACATGTCCAGCCAACAAGTCAGAGAATGTGATTGTTACGTTGTCAGTGGATGTCTCAGCAACCCACAAACGACCAAAGGCAGAAACAACAATGTTTCCAAGCGGAACAGTACCAGCATAGCCAGTCTTCTCTGAAACTCTGCGGTATGTAGATGTGCTTACAGCGGGGTCATAAATCAGTGGAGTGTGACCAAGCTGAAAGAAGTAAGTGATGCCATTCAGAGAAGCACACTGCCAGTTACTAGCAGTAATCGTAGGAGCAGTACCGCCACCGCCATAGGTCAACTCTACAACAGCATTAGAACTGTCTAACTTAAACAACTTATTGTTGCCAGCAAACAAGACGGTCAAAGTGCCATCAACTTGGACTAACTCATGGATAACACCAACATTGTTAGCACCAAGATTGCCTGAAGACGAGTTAACCCTTGACCAACCCTTGCGTGAGCCAACACGACCATACTGGTCAATAACGCAATTAGTGGCAATGGACGCAAAACCAGACGCTAAATCAAGCGGCGAGTCTTGTGTATTCAGCCCAAAAAAGCCTGGGGCTGAAATGCCATAGATCATGAGTGGCTTGCTCATATAGCCACAAACTCCTGATTTTCGGGGTAACGAGTGCCTTCCAAAGCAATGTAGTCAGACAACATCGACTTGTACAGCAAGAAGGCTTCTGAGGATGTCAAACCACCATCTTCACCACGCTCAACCAAAGCACGAGAATAGGCATTCTGGACAACCAAAACATCAGGAACAAGCACAACAGTCTGATCTAAGGACAAGGTTGCTTGTGGCACTGTCAAGCTAAATGGGATGGTATACACGCCATCAGGACGAGGATAAAGCGTTACCTTGGTGTCATAGCTACCATTCACACCATCAAAGGCGTACTCTGCTGGAATGCCACTGACAGGAGTTGAGAAATTCTGTTTGCGGTTCATTGACACAAAGTCAATGTTTCGCATTCCAAGATTGCTAGTGGTGTTCAGTACATCAAGAACTTGGAATTTTTGACCAGAACCAGTCAAGGCATAAGAGTATGTGCCATTAGAAGTGGTTACTGTGATTGTTGTACCCAAGACATTCCACGCAAAAGCATCTTCAATTTGACGCTTTGCATCATTGACAAACTTGCCAATCAAAGTGGAATAAGGTGTCGCAGTAACAGTTGCTACAGTTGGTTCACGCAACCGAATTAAGACATCGTTTACAAGTTCTAAGTATGTCATCTGCTTTTAGCCTTTGCTTTGTTCCTTGCGGATATAGCTTGAGCTTTTGCCTTTGCGTCAGCTTTGGAGTTAGCACCCCAAGCCTTCAGCGAAAGAAGCAGTCTTGTTGGTTCACCTTTCTTGTCGTACTCAGGGCCATCATTGCCACTCATACGAGCCAAGAAACTTGCTCTGCGGGGATTATCCCCTGATTTCACTGGTGCTTTCAGGTTGCCACCAGTTTCCGCATTATAAGAGGCTCTCCCCTTGGCATTCAAGCCGCCACGAGGATTTTGACCAGCTTTTGTTTGCCAAGTGGGAGATTTCATTATTTAAACTTCTTTTTTAATCCTGTTATATTTCGACGCATTACTTGCATAGGTGATTTCTTTTGAACTGGTGCGCCAACAGCGGGTTTAGCTGTGGCAACAGCCATAGGTTGTGCGGTAGCAGCCATAGGTTGTGCGGCTTTAGCGGCAGCTCTAGCACCACTCATAGATGACAGTTTGTTAGAAGCTAAAGCAGCAACTTCAGCATTTGAAGCTGTCTTAGTTGACTTAACTGCGCCACCACGAGCCAATTTTTTGAAAAGTGCCATGTCTATCTCCAGTTGAACTTACACAAACTTACTTTGCCTTTTTAGGCTTTTTTGCAGTCTTTGCCGCTTGTCTGAAGTCGGCGGCAGTAGGTGCGGCTTTAGAACCTACCTTGTTCATCTTTTCACCAGAACCAGCCTTGATACGAGCTTGTTTGGCGTTAATGTTGGCGTAGAGTCCTTGTTTCATTTCTTTTTAGCCTTTCCCGCAACTGACAACGCAATTGCAATTGCTTGGTCTTTGGACTTGACAACCTTGCCATTCTTACCAGAATGCAAAGTGCCTTCCTTGTACTCGCCCATGACCTTCTTGACCTTCTTCTGAGATTTAGTCATCTTCATAGGGTTTCTCCTTAATACATGATTTTGGCGGTAATCGTGCCAGTTACATAAACTGTGCAGTTTGCTCTCAAATACTTGGGAGCATTGGCAACTGTAACGAGTCCATCAGCAGTTAAAGCAGTGCCAATAGTTGACCAGTTAGTACCGTCAAGGCTACCTTGCAAAGCAACAGTGGCAGAAGTAATGCCACTAACTTGCAAGAATGCTGGTTGACCAGCGTCAGCCTGAACTGCTTTAGAAGCACCTGTTGCGACAACAGCACTCAACAAGGTGACAGGAGTGGTTAAAGATGACATTATTTACCTCTTGAAGATTTCTTCATCATGTTGGTAGCAGTACGCTGACCCTTTTTAGGGAGCATCTTAGGTTTCCCAATAGCCACCATGATGGTGACAGGAACACCTTTCTTCTTTGAAGGAGACTTTTCTGCTTTCATTGGCTTGCCGTACATCATGCTTTTTCCTTGGTTATTGGCCCACCAGACTTCCAGGCATCACAAGTACGGGCCGCTGCACAGGTGAATTGAAACAGATCACAATATCCCAGGTTAGCCGCCTTGACAAAGTTCTCATCATAGGACAACTCACCCTCGTTTTCATCCTTTTCCAGACCAGAGGTGATGCACTCCATCATCTTGGGAGTCTGAATGAAAGCGGCACAGTTCCCGCACAGCATACCTTTGATGGTAGAAGTGGGAGCGTTATACATCTTGGCCTTTTTCAACCAGAAAGCATCATTTGATTCATCAGGATTGGGTGGGCCATAACCAAATTTCTTGAATGCGTTATTCCTGTTTTTCAGATTAACAGTTATATCCTGAGTGGCGATAGGGCAAGATACCCCTGAAAGCAAGCCTTTCATTTGAAAAGCCTCTCTCCAATGAATGTCAGAACGCCACCTACCGCAGAGGCAATGGTCATTCCCATCCAAAAACCACCCTTGCCCTTGTTGGCAAGTTCAAGCAAAGCCTTCACATCTTTACTCAAAGAGTGAACTTCATTCTGGAGAGCCTCAACTTGAGCCTCCAGTTTCCCAAAATCTCTAGCGTCTATATCAGACATTTGCAACTTTCCTTGGGCGACCCATGCGCCGTACAACTGGCGGCATAAAAGGAGTATCTGTCCTTACTTCATCAGGAATGTCAGGCACTTCTTGTTCATCAATACGCACATAACCCTGATGCCCCTTCATTGAGTCAATGTCATGTTGCAGGGTAAAACTCACTGTGTTACCAGACTGAAGACAACGAAAAGTAGCCATTGAAACCCCTAAATAAGAAAGGGGGGACTAGCCCCCCAATCCTCACACCATACGAACAATAACTATGTCCATAGTGGCTGATGCCAAGTCCGCAGTTGAACCTGACTCGTTTTGGATGCGAAACTTGACAGTGTTGGCAGCACTGACATAGCCAGTGACAGTCAAACCAACCAAATCCACAGCCAAAGATGCACAAAGAACCATGTCACCCAAGGCGACACCAGGAACTGTTACATCATCTGTTTCACCAGCACCATCAACTAATGAGCCAGCATTCAAAGTACAAACAACAGACCAAGTATCAGAGAACAAACCCCGAAAACTGTCGTTGCCACGGCGGGTAACTACTGCTGAAGCGGTTGCCATTTTGATTTCTCCTAATTAGGTTAAAAAAGTCCCCCCACCACTAGGGCAGGGGGCGCAACTGCAATTAGGCGGGAACCAAAAGTGCAAACATAGATGCAGATTTGGCTGCACTTACGCTTGCGGCTGAACGCAGAATCTGAACGCCATACAAGGTGTCAGAGGTAAACAGAGTAGCCAAATACTCTTGTTTGTACTGAACTTGTGAGCGAACAGCAACTTGCTCAACCAAAACCACTGAATCACGATGACCCATCAAACAAACTCGTGCAGCACCAGTGCCTGATGCAGTGTCGCAATTGCTTGAGACAAACACAGGGATGCCATACAAGTTACCGATCTCACCAGTGCGAATGGTACTGTTAGTACCGCCCACAAAGGCTTGCTCAGTGTAACGAGCCAGACCCATCAGGGTGTTGCGACTTGATGGAGGAATCAAGAAGAAACGCTGATCCATAGGGGTATCGGTGTCATCCAAACGCTGAATAGTACGGCGAATGGCGGCATCGGTCAGTGCTGACTCATTGTTGTTTGCGGCAACATAAGCAGTCGTACCATCACCACCAATGAACGCACCAGTTGCGTAAGCATTAGTACCAGCACCACCATTGGTAGAGCGACCCAACTGAACCAAGTCGGTATCAACTTGTTTAGCCAGGGCATAACCAGCGTCAGAGGTGTAGAAGTTACGCAAGCTGTTCAGGGCTTGGGCCTCGACAATATCCTCAATCAAGCGGCTATATTCATAGTGCTTGTTGATCGACACATTCACTTCAGACTCAGTAGCGGCAATCAAAGTGACTGCGGCTTCTGCGGCCTTGGCAGATGCTGAACCACGGGTAGGTGCGGGGATATGAATCGTATCGCCCTTCTTACCTTTGAAGTTCATCTTCATAACGAGGTTAGCAAGAACCAAGTTTTTCTTGTAAGCCGCAACAATCTCATCACTCCAAATTTCGGGGATGAATTTTTCTGCTGTGGTCGTAGTAACTGAGTTACTGGGGGAAAATGCTGTTGCCATGTTGTTTCTCCTAAGAAACGAAAATTAAGTTACTTAACTCGACCTTCTTGATACGCCAACATAATCTCTGGAGATAATGCATCGTATCTGTCAGGTTCTGTCATCTTCAGCCGAATCAGGTCAGCCCGTCTGTAAACCCTCTTTGAACTCTCACCAGTTCCACCAACATCCACTTGTGCGGCCTTCATGTTCTGCTTCCTGGCGGTTTCACCCGCTTGTTCAGTCTGCTTTGACTTGACACCACGCAACTGCTTGTAAGTAGACAGCAACTCATTGGCACTATCGTAATCGAACTCACCATCTGCTTTTGCATACAGACCAAGGCGAACAGGCGAGGATTTCACCCAATTCACAAAGTCCTGATCTTGAGCAATCTGACTGTAGTCAGGATGCTCTTGCGTTAGCTTCTGCTGAATCTGCATCCTTTTGAAATCCACACCCGCTTGACGGGCGGCGAGAACATCAGGATGATTATCAATAGTCTTCTGAACTGCCTTCTGTGGATTTTCAAAGAAATCTACTTCAGGCTCTTCCTCTTTAATAGTCTGTTGCTTTGAACTGAGGTTCTGCTTTATGAGTTCGTCAGCAAGTTTCCTTACCTCTCCCACTTCTTGCGCTTGCTTGCCAATTAGCTTCTCAGCTTCTTGGTGCATCCGAACAATGTCTTCCAGACTTTTATCCCTGTATTTATCAGGGAGTCCAGGGCTTGCTGGCGCAATGGTGTCAGATAGCTTGGATTCTTCAGCTTCTAACTCACTCTTCATCTCAGGTTCTTGGTCAATCAACATATTATCCCTTTTTCCTGCCGTTTCGGTTATAGGAGAATCAACTCGGCGTTTATGCTTATGAGTTGTGCTTTTGCTCCCACTTCAACTGATCTAGGTGTTTTTTCTCGAACCTTCCATGCTCTGATGGAAAAGAACCAGACCACCCTTCTAGTTTGAAGTTTGGAGCAGAAAGAATGCGGTTGGCTGTTTCACCACATTCACACCTAAAACTGATCGACTCATAATCAGTCAGTCTTTCGGTTTTATGCCCGTTTGCACAGGCAAAATCAAACATTCTTTTCATTGAATATCCTCGTATGCTCTCTCGCTTGCCTCTTTCAAGGTTTTAAGCCAAGTAAGTATAGAAAGTTCACCTTTTTTGAATTGTAGGCTTTGTTCATCAGAAATCACAGATATATTATTCAAGGATGCAATCATGGTGTCAATATCCTCCACCAAGTCTTTCCACCCATCACTTCCCATCATTGAGAAGCGATTTTCATAGTACTTCTGGAGTTCTGGGGTCATGCGCCAATGCTTTCAGCTTGTGCCGCTTGATAAGCCGCAATAACC